GGCAGGTCTTGGTTTTGAGTGATAGGGTCAAGCACTGCCAATATCTTGCGGAGAGGATGGCGGAACAAGGCATCAGCTCAGCGACTCTGGTTGGTGTGATGTCTAAGAAGCAAAGGCGCGAAGTCTTGGAGCTCGCCGATGCTAGAGAAATAAAAGCCGTGTTTGCCACCACTGTTGCTGACGAGGGACTAGACCTTCCCGGCCTCGATACGTTGATACTGACAACGCCCACAAAGTCGATGGGACGTATTCAGCAGCGCATCGGACGCATCATGCGACGTGCAGACAACAAGAAGACCCCACTCGTGATTGATTGTGTCGACACCTACAAACCGCTGTTCTACATGCACAAGAAGCGTGATCGGTTCTACAAGAGCCTTGGTTGTGATGTGCGTAAGGTTTCAAGGGTCGTGCCAAATGAACTGTACTAAGTGCGGAGGGAAAACTACAGTGGTCACTACCCGAAGCGTCAACAAACCAGGTCGAGGAGCTGAGGTCAAAAAAGCTCTCAAAGTAGTCGGCTGGTACACCTGTGACTTCGTTGCTCGCAATCGTAAATGTTTGGACTGCGGCTACAACATGCTCACTGTTGAGCTCCCGCTTGTGGACTTTTCATCCATGATTCGAGAGGCAGCAGAAGGTCACGCGCCAGAGGATGTGAGTTGAAGATGTACGCGAGCTGGACCGGAACGAAGAAGAACCTAAGGGCACTCAGAGCTCATGGGTGGCGTCTGCTGATGAGTCCAGACACATTGATCCGTTGCCGTGGCAAGTGTGCTCCTCTGTGGCCTGACGGCACGAAGGCTCCATACGTACTGGACAATGGTGCTTGGGGTTGTCACCAGAGGGGGGAACCATTCAATGACCAAGCATTCCTGTGGGCATATGAAAGAATAGGTGCTGGTGCTGAGTGGGTGGTCGCACCGGACATAGTTGCTGGTGGGATGGAATCACTTGAGCTGACGCGCAGCTGGTTACCACGCATCGACCACAACAAAGTACTGATTGCTGTTCAAGATGGAATGGTTCCAGAACATGTCGACTCCATAGTGTCTGACAACAACGGCATATTTCTAGGTGGCAGTACAGAATACAAGCTTGAATCAATGCAGATGTGGGGTGATTACTGCCGGAAAAAGGGAGTGCATTTTCATGTGGCAAGGGTCAACACCATCAGGAGATTGAGAGCATGTCAGAGCGCAGGCGTGGACTCTATAGACGGCTCTAGCGCATCAAGATTTTCGGTTGCAGCAAGCTTGTTGCCATCAGCCGCAAGACAACGACAACTGTTCGGGAGGAAACAATGACGGACACTAAGGAAAATATTGCACTGCTGTTCTCTGGCGGTATCGACTCAATGCTATTGGCCGAGCGAGCTCACAGAGAAGGCACGCTCAAGGTGCTTCTATTTATCAACTATGGGCAACCAGCGTACTTCGAAGAAATGAAAGCGGTTGCGGAATGGTCACAAGCTCGAGGCTACACGGTCGATGTAGTTGACGCCGACATTTCAGGCGTCGAAGACTGCATGGCGATTGGCCCAACCGAAGACGGGCTTCGTATACTGCCAGGTCGCAACATGGTGATGTGCGCGCACGCTGCGAATGTTGCTGTGGCGAAGGGGTGTACCAAGGTCTGGTATGGGGCGAACGCAGACGACAAAGACTATCCAGACTGCAATGAGAACTTTATATCGGCAATGAACTTGTCGTTGTCTGCTTCGATGATTGCGGTTGAGATTGAAGCGCCACTGGTTCGAATGAACAAGAAGCAGATCATTGAGGAGGCCGTCAGTTTGAACATGGAGCTCGACAAGGCTTGGTCTTGCTATGAGTCGGTAAACTTCAACGAGCCCTGTGGACTGTGTCACTCGTGCAAGGAGAGGATTGCTGCGGGTGGATAAGAAGAAGCGAGACAAGCTGATGATTGTTCCGATCACGTTCAAAGAAGCGTGTAAGTTCGTCGAGGAGCATCACCGGCATCATCAGCCCAGCAGAGGCTGCAAGTTCTGTATCGGTGTGGCCGATGAGGACGAGAAGATTCGTGGTGTCGCCATGGTGGGCAGACCTGTGAATCGAATGCTGGACGATGGCTGGACCGTAGAGGTCAATCGAGTGGCCACGGACGGATGTCCGAACGCTTGCTCAGCTCTGTATGGCGCAGCCTGGAGAGTCGCTCGAGCCATGGGGTATCGCAAGTGCGTAACGTACACCCTCCCACAAGAGGGAGGGGCATCTCTACGAGGAGCAGGTTGGAAGCTCATCGGAGAGACAACAGGAGGCTCTTGGTCTAGGAAAAGCAGACCTCGAGTCGATTTACATCCAACACAACAAAAGTTCCGATGGGAAAAAGAATGAACAAAGTAATATTGGCTGGGAATCTTGGGCAGAAGCCGGAGATCCGTGAAACAAAGGGTGGAATGAAGGTTGGAAACTTCAGTGTGGCCACGAATGAGCGTGTAAAGCGTGACGGTGAGTACGTAGACGAGACTCAGTGGCACCGAGTGGTTGTGTTCGGCAAGGAAGCGGAGAACTGCGAGCGATTTTTGGACAAGGGGTCCAAGGTTTTGGTCGAAGGTAGGCTTCGTGTCAGCGATTACGAGGACAAGGAAGGGAACAAGCGCAAGAGCATCGAGATCATTTCGAATCGCGTAGAGTTCATGAGCAAACCACAGAATGGTATGGGTGAGCGAGCTCCAGCTCGTCCAGCTGGTGGCTCAAGCTACAACGATGACGAGATTCCGTTCTAATGGAGCAGTTGTCACTGGTATCTGTACCTGAACCGAATCAACCGGAGGGCATTGACCTGCGTAACTGCGGGATCGATGAGCTCTTCGATGAGGTTCGTGGTGCTCGTATGGTTTTTGTAGACCCGCCGTGGACATACAGTAACAGTGGCGACAAGACTCGCAGTGCAGCAAGCCACTATCCATGCTTGACGATGGATGACATCGTAAGGCACGTCCGCAGTTCCTATGAGTGTGCTGCGGACGATGCCTACATGGTCGTGTGGGCCACGTTCCCGCTACTGGCGGAGTGGATGGCGGTGGCCACCCCCGAGAACATCCAGTGGACCTACGTGACCGGCGGTGCATGGGCTAAGACTGGAGCCCCTGGCAGTGGATTCCACTGGAGAGGCAACGCCGAGCCCATCCTCATCTACAAGAAGGGTAAGGCCAAGCCTTGCAACACTAAGCTGCTGCGCTCGACACACGTCTCTGAGCAGCACCGAGGACTCGGTAGGAGGAGGGGTGGAGAGGCGCTCGCGCACAGTGAGAAGCCGATTGGGTATCAGGCCAACATGATTGAAGTGTGGTCGAACCCCGGTGACCTCGTACTGGATGTCTACGCTGGGCTTTGCAGTGTTGGTCGTGCTTGCCAGCGTACTGGCAGGCGATACATCGGAGCTGAGATCGACGAAGTGCGTTACCGCTCAGCTGTTGACCGGCTGGTACTGGACCGGTCTAAAAATCATGGGGTGTAGTTCAATTGGCAGAACGCCTGGTTGTTACCCAGGAAGTTGGTGGTTCAAGTCCATCCGCCCCAGCCTTATCTCAGTGCATCTATCTTCAACTTCAGCAGCTCGTTCTCACGCTTCACGTAGTCAACCTCTACCTGCAGACCTGCGAGCTTTGACGTGAGCTCCATGACTTGCTCAAGGTGAGACTCTCTCTCTTCCTCGAGACGCTCTACTCGTTTGATTAGGTCGTCCCTGTACAAAGCTTGTTCAGCTTTCTCCTCGACTTGCTTCTCTCTTTTTTGCTTCAGAATAAACTCATAGAACTTGAACGCACCAGCACTGAACACACCGGTCACGGCAGCGACGATTGCAGCTGTAGTGGTTGGCTTATCCACGGAGATCCTTGTGCATTACTTCCACACGCATTTTAACGTATATCCAAACCCACAAGGCAAAGTAGACGCCTGTGACCACGAGGCTGCGCCCAACTTCTCCAGCGGCAAAGTCTGGGTCATCCAGAACCTTCACGACAAATCGAGTAGTGGAGAAGATGTACAGCAGCAGGTAGGTGCCCACGAAGCGGGAACAGGACTTGACGTTGGGCAGGCTGAAGAGCATGCCGAGAGCCACTACAAAGTAAAGAGCGTACTGAAAGTAGGCCCACTCCATCCCGTTGTCCAAGGCCTCGCCATAGCTCATCCAAAGCACGCGATTGTTGGCAAGGTCAGCGATGTTCCAGAACAACAAGAGGGGTCCATAGTCATGGTAGACCAGGATGTCTCTGTACGATTTGAAGAAGCTCTTCATTACTGAAACCACACCGAAACAAGGAGAACGACATGTTCATTACTACTATTGTAAAAAAGACCTCAATGCGAGGCACCGTGCTCACCTACGTACTTTCAGAGCCAGGTGAGGAGACCGTCAACAGCATCGTTGATGATCTGTACCATGGCACTGGCACACGCAAGAAGGTGTTCAACGCCGTGTACGACGCGGTCTCAAACCTTAGGCAGCGAGGCATACTGTACTACGGCGATGGACCCAACCGGACAAACAGGAAGCTGCACGCTGTTGAAGGCGCAGCTGACTGTCTGGTCTAGCTATCGAGCTGTGAATCCGAATGTGACTGTGACCGACTCTTCGGGAGCTGTTGCACTGGCGCCACCACCGGCAGTTGTCGAGGCATACATCATTATACCCGTCGAAGTTTCAATGCCCGTCGGGAAGTAGTAGTAGCAAGTTGTGTTTGCTGGGCAGTAGAGCTGATGGTCATGCTGCGCTGTCTGTGTCGCTGACGTGTCTTCCTTGAGGTGCAAGTACACCGCATCGGTTGTGTTTGGGTTGGTGATTTCAACCGCATAGACAGTCTTGTTGCCAGAAGCAACAGCCTCAACAGTCAAGTCTGCGTCGACATCGACCACGATTGTGGTCACCAATGGGTTGGATGCAGTCGTAGTAGTTACGGCCATGCTTACCTCAAGCGCAAAAGAAAGTGACGACTACGGTGCCGGGATCGCCCGTGTCGCTTGTTGCTGCAGCGTCTGTCACCCAAAAGGACAGTTGACTAAACGCAAGACCTGCCGGGAGTTGAATTGTAGTTGCTTTGTTTGCTGCGAGCTTGAACATAATGTCGGGCTCAGAACCAGAGTTTCCACCAGCAGTGACGGTCCCTGATCGCAGATACAGTTTCAAGTGTGCAGAGTTGCTGGACTGGTTATCGAAATCGATTGCGTAGAGGGTACCCCCACCACCAAAAATGTCGGAGCTCAGTGAGTCACTTGCATTCGACTCAGTGGCGATCTTGTAGCTCAAAGAGTTGTTTGCGAAGCCAGTTACCGTCAGTGCCATCAGATACTCCCAGCGAAGACATCGTATTCTACCAAACCTTAGTCCGTTGAACAAACACGGACAATCACTAAATGTAGTGACTTGCTTTGACAAGATCAGAGTTGTTCACTACTGTTGCTACACCACAAGGAGGCAGCACATGTCACAAATAGAACAGCAGGTCGGGAGCAGGTTTCGCATCGACACAAACCCAGCTCTGCAGGCTTTATTCAATGAGCTCGGAGATTCTTACCGAGAGGTAGGGCGTATTTTGGGTGTGTCGCACACACATCTTTGGCACGCTCTTAAAGGTGAGCGCAAGCCTATTTCGGTGAACTTGCTCGCCAGGTATGCAGCAGAGGCACACAGAAAGACGGGCATAAAGATGACCCTGCTGATTGAGTGTGACGGCAAGCTCAAGTGGAAAATTGAACGCAGCTGATTGTGTTCTAATCAACCTTCCCCCTAGATAGATGGAGCTTGCCGTGTGGATACACGACGCTGAGCGTATTGCAGTAGTAGAAGTAGCTAGACGACTCAACCTTAAACTCATGAAGTCCAACTCGATTGGACCCTGCCCAAACTGTGCTGCTGTCGAGCGTGGCTCGAAAGACAAGCGAGGCACGATAGGCATACGTACTGACAACAAAGGCTGGCAGTGTCATCGATGTGGAGCCAAAGGTTCGGGGATTGATCTGGTGTCGTATTGTCTCGGTGGGTCGAAGTTTGCTGAGCTGACCCCAGACATGAAAACCAAAGTACGAGTGTGGTTNGAAGGTGAAATAAGCGACGGTGCAAACATCACTAGTCAACCTCAGAAGTTGAGGGGTGAGCGACCACCGCATCATCAAATCAAGAACCTTTGGGCCTCGTCACTGCAGTTGCATCAGCTGGCCCCAAACGATGAGTGTGTCTCATTTTTGAAGACCAGAAACCTGAACATGAAGGCCTTGGCTAAGTCAGGAGTGGTGCGAGTTACGCCTGATCGAAGTCAGTATCAATGGCCTAGTTGGTGGCCCGCTGGCAGGACAAACATGTGGAGACTGGTCGTTCCCGCGTTCGATGAGACCGGCAACTTCGTAAGCCTTCATGGTCGCGCCATTAAACCGTGTGACCCTGCGCCGAAGACGCTGTGGCCTAAAGGGTTCGAAGCCAAAGGCCTCTTCATGCCCAACCGTTATGCGGTCAAGATGATGAAGGGTCTCGCGGTCGACTTAGATGGAGTGTTGTTTGTTGAAGGTCTTACGGACTTTCTAAAGTGCTCTGCAGAGGTAGAGGATTTGGACATCAAGCTTGCCGTGTTGGGCGGCACATCAGGCTCGTTCAGTTCAATCTCAAGGTTAAAAATCCCAAAAAATATAAAAGTGTACATCGGAACTGATCCTGATGAGCAGGGCCGGGAGTACGCCAAGACGATTCGATTGCAACTCGGTGACCGGACCTCTTACAGGATCCCTCTTGAAAATCTTGTTGGAGGCACGGATGCTTGATTTGGACGCGGTGATCGACGGTAAACAGGGCTCGCCACGTCTTACTGATTTGTTGAAGATGGCCGAAGAATCGCACACGAAGAGTGGTCAGGATGGCGTCGATGGTCGTGTGCTCAATCTGCTTGAGATGCAGACCAACAAAGATGGCACCCAGAAAGTAGCTCCGACGGTATCCAACCTGCTGACAATTCTAGAGCGCGACAAGCGGTGGAAGAAGGTGTGGCTCAACGAGTTCAGCAACACCAACTACTACAAGGAACGGCCCCTCAAAGACACGGACTACACTCGCATCAAGATTTGGATGAAGGCCCACTACAACGCCAAGTTTACAACTCAAGCAATCATTGAGTCGGTGAACTATATCGCTGAGGTCAACGGCAAAAATCCGCTTATCGATTGGCTCGGTGAAACCACATGGGACGGTGTGTCCCGCATGGATGAATGGCTTGTTCGTGCCTGTGGAGCTCAAGACACAAGCTCACTCGTGAGATTGGGCGAAGGTGGTTAGTGCAATGCATCGCACGAGCCATGGAACCAGGCTGTAAGGCCGACTGCGTTCTGATCCTTGTTGGACCCCAAGGCGCACGCAAAAGCACGACCTTCCGCATTCTAGCGTCTCCAGAGTATTTCTGTGACACGCCCATGGACATCGGATCTACGAATGCCTACATGCAGATTCACCGCGCTTGGATTTATGAGGTCGCCGAGCTGGACTCGATTCGACGTGCTCGCAACTCCAGTACGAAGGCGTTCCTTTCAGCTCAAGAAGACACATTCCGACCTCCGTATGGACACAACGCAGTGACTTGGAAGCGACACACAGTGTTCTGCGGCACAACGAACAAGGCAGAGTTCATCACTGATGAAACTGGTTCTCGACGGTATTGGCCGATTCAAGTTGGTACAATTGACCCTGTATGGACCGAGACGAATCGAGCTCAGCTGTGGGCAGAGGCTGTTGCTGCATATAAAAACGGTGAGCGTTGGTATCTTGANAACGACTCGCAGGCCGAGCTCAATGAGCAGTCAGCAGAGTTCCGTCAGTTNGACCCATGGCAAGAAGTCATCGAACGATACATACGAGCCAACGGTTGCAACTCATCGACGACCGACCTCATGGAGAATGCACTGAAGCTCGATCGATACCAGATGAGCAGAGCGTCAGAGATGCGGGTCGGAGATATCATGCGTCAGCTCGGGTACGAGAGGGTCAGACGCCGGGTCTACGGAGACCGCAAGTATGTCTGGGTACAAGCAGAGCCTGAAAATGTTGTTCCGATGAACAAACCAGAAGTTGTCGTAGATAATCAAAACACCAATGAGAACTGAGATGAGTCAATTAGCAGCAGAGATGACAAACCGAAAGATAGACCGATACCTCACTGAGGAAGACAAGGACCTAATAAGGCGCCAGAAAGGCAACTCTAAGGTCAAAGCGTATCCTGGGAGCATAGACTTCCAAATGGTGGCGGAGGCCAACAGAGTGAAGCAGTTCATTGAAACTGGCTGCTACTCATCCGTGTTGGGGTTCGGTATTGATTACTTCATCAATCGTGGCTTCACGGTGGATTGGGAACACTGTGAAGACGCCATGATTATGAGGCACAAGGTGCAGGACATCTTGGCCGATTTGATTGACGACGGACACACGTTCGATGAATCCCAGCTCGACAAACTGTACGCATGGATTCACATAACGCCGTACAAAGCGATGCTGATGACTGATTCCATACGGCGACAACTGTACCGTGTTGTCGACTTGATGTGGACGACGTGTGTGTTGAAGGAAAAGTCGTTCGGGATGCACTGCAACGACTCTGCCAACACGGCGATGATTGAGCTCATCAACGACTGGTCAGAGCGGGTCGTTATTCCACACAGAGGAATAGGTTCGCGTAAACTACTTGTATGATGAAGTCAGAACTCAAAAGCATTCGAGACCAGTGGCAACAGCCACATCCTTGGCACGTCGAAACGGACGATACCTACATAAAGGTCATGGACGAAGATGGAGAGTGCGTCGTGAGCTCTATTCTTCACAGTCACGTCGAAGACGTGGTTGAAGACCACATCAAAAAAGTGCAGACAGAAGTAGCGTTGCAACTACTCCTGTCCACATCCGACGAAACCGAGATGTGACTGCTACTTCTTTGCAGTTGGCTTCTTCTTTGCAGCTGGCTTCTTTGCTGCAGGCTTGCGCTTGGCAGGTGCCTTCTTAGCCTTGCTGAGAGTCACCTTGTCATCTTTGGTGCCGAACTTCTTGTCAGGACCTGATTCGATCTTCGCCTCTAAGATGCCGACCTTGACACGCAAGGATTCTACTTCCGACGCGCCAGACTCGAGTTCCTCTACGTACCCAAACAACGTGTTCAACACATCGTTTGTATCGTAGCCGGGGATGATGAAACGACCGGGCTTACGGGCCTGGCGAATCGCTTGTACTTTGTCTTTCAAACTCATGTTTGCTCCAATCATAAACGTAGCCGAGGCGATAACCCCGGCCATTCTCTTACTGAGACGATACCGCCAGTTGCTCGTTCAATGCCGATTGCAAGAGGCAGTGATGGTGTTTTGCGACCATACTCAAGGTCTCTGAGATAGCCGATACTGATTTTCATATCGAAGTTGACGAGCTCACCGTTGAGCCATGTCACGAAACTTACGCGAGTGCTCTTACCAGGGAGACTTTTTCTGTACTCGGATATGACCATGCGACACACCTTTGGTCGTTACAGTATCGGAATGGCTGCGTTTTGTCTACATGCGGGTGTGGCCAGTTGACACACATTGTGATACTCAGTACTCTCACCGAAAGAGAGGAACATATGGATCAAGCAGAACGCGAAGCGTGGCTGGCAGAGCGCCGTAAAGGCTTGGGTGGCACAGACATCGCAGCAATTATGATGGCTGGAGCTGACGAGTCAGAGAAGCTCGGCTCGTTTGAGAACAGCCTCTTCAAGCTTTGGTCCGAAAAGACAGGTCTTTATTCGACTGATGACATCGACAACGCAATCTTGTTGCGTGGCCGGGTGATGGAAAAGTATGTCTGTGAATTTTATGAGCTCCATCTTGGGGAAGGTTGCAAGCTCTGGGAAGAAGGACTGACATGGCATCCCACTCGGCCACGCATTTTCGGTACACCAGATCGCCTATGTGAAAAAGATGGTGTGCGGTTCGGCATGGACGCAAAGACACGTCGGTTTCGGTACGGCTGGGGAGACTCAGGAACTACTGATGTCCCACTAGATGTAGAGATTCAGATGCGTGTCTACATGGAGATCTTTGACGCCCCATACTGGGACATCGCAACCCTGTTCAGTCTCGACGACTTCAGGGTGTATAGACTGCAGCGGGACAAGCAGCTGGGGGAGGCGATACTAGACGTGGCTCAAGCATGGTGGGACAAACATGTGGAAGCCGAAGTGCCCCCCGATGTGGATGCTACAGACGCATGTAAAGCGGTCCTGACGGCAATGAATCCAAGAGTCAAAGATGAACCNCCTCGAGTTGCCACGGTGGCTGAAAAAGACCTNCACGAAAAACTCGTTGCCGTCAAAAAGCAGATTAAACAGCTCGATGTCGAGAGGCGCGAGATGGAGAATCTGATGAGGGCAAAGATTGGCGACGATAGTGGTATTGCGGGTGTAGCCACTTGGAAGCAGAGCAAGCCGAGAAAGGTGTTCGACAAGGACTCCTTCCGTGAAAAACACCCCAAGCTTTACGACAAGTTCGTCGTCGAGAAACCAGGTAATCGCATCTTGCGAGTAAAAGAGGCAACATGACTACAGCATTGACTACCAGAGACAAACTTGTACATCTCAACGATTTCTTGGAAAAGAAGAAAAGCAGCCTCGTGAGTGTGGCGCCAAACGGTGCAGATGTGGACCGAATCATCCGCACCGCAATGTTTGAGGCATCGAAGAACGAGCGTTTGGTTCAGTGCAGTCCGACGTCAGTGTACATGGCACTGGCCAAGGCCTGTGAACTGGACCTCGTTGCGGGTGGAGCACTTCATCGCGCTTCCTTGGTTCCTATGTGGAACAAGTCGAAGAAGACTTATGACGCTGAGCTGTGGATTGAGTACACGGGACTGATGGAGCTCGTTCTCCGTTCTGGTGATGTGTCTCACTTTACAGCTGAAATCGTTTACGAGAAGGACGAGTTTGAGTGCTCGTTCGATCTAGATGGCGGTAAGAAGTTGCACCACAAGCAGTTCTTCGATGGTGACCCAGGTCCACTACGACTTGCATATGCCGTGGCTCATTTCAATAACGGCGGTCACCAAGTAGAAGTCATGCGTCGTGATCAAATCAACAAGATTCGAAAGTCTTCTCGTAATCCCGATTCCGGTCCATGGGCCCAGCATACTGAAGAGATGTGGCGCAAGACTGTTGTACGTCGCATCTGCAAGTACCTTCCGCTTTCACCAAAAACAAAGGCAGTGGTTGCTCACGACATCAATAGTGACTTCAACGAGCCAAACATTATTGATGCCTCATTTCAATCCGATGTTACCGAAACGGACAACACGAAAGAAGCAGAAAATGTTATTGAAGTTCAAGAAGCCAAGCCTAAGCGTAAGAGGAAGACGAAAGTGAAGGATTTGGTTGAACGAGCTCAGGCAAATGACTTGCCAGAGCCAGAAGAAGATTTCACCTCATAAGGAGCACACATGTCGCTACTCGACGAAGCCGCAAGCAACCTTTCTCCATACAAGCTGATGATGTCTGAGAAGGCGGGCAAGGAAGTACAACGCAAGTTCATCATCCAGCCACAACGTCTGATGGACATTCTTCAAGACGAAATGACTGGCCGCGTCATTGACAAGAAGTCCAAGAAGGAGTTTGCCAAGTACCGGAGCAAGCTCAAGAGGACGGAGTGGACCCTCAAGGGCATGCTCAACTACGTCGATGAGCCACTGTACCGGGAACAGATTGGCAAGACGATTGAAAGCATGATGAAGCACATCAAGCTTGTTCAGCCGAACGGTGAGTGGTGCATCATGGATTTCGAAGCAGCCATCCGACCCGATGATAGGGGTGACGATTCAATCATGCTTGCAGTCAAGTTTGTCGACGCCAAGAACGAGCGTGATCTGCAGTACCAGAACGGCGTTCCCTTGGTTGACGTGAAGGTTGATGTCAGTGGTTCCAACAAGGAGCTCATCGAGGCAATCCAAGCTCAGAACGCAGTATCTAATGGTGGCGACCCCGAAATGAAGGCCCTACTGAAGCAGCTCGCTGCACTAATGATTCAGAAGGAATCTGGAGCTGTTGAAGCCAAGCCTCAGGAGCCTGCCGAAGAGATAGAAATGCCTACTGACTTCGAAGGCTAATGCCCCTGTACGTGTTCAAATGCGAGGACTGCGATGTCAGAGTCGAAGTCCTCCAAGCATTTGGTGATCCTAAGCCCAGCTGCGAAAAGTGCTCTAAGGACATGAAGAAACAAATCGCACTGACCAGCTTCGTCCTGAAGGGCGGCGGCTGGGCCAAGGATGGATACGGTTCGACCGATGGCTGATCATTCTCTCGACGACATCGTCCACTCCATTCAGTCCGCTGTTATAGCGGCGACCGACATCGCGGAACGGCATGAACTGGATTCGATTACGAACCAGGAGTTCTGGGAGCTCAAGGTTGATGAGAATGGAGATCCGATTACCGATGACGACGGAAGACACATATATGCACCTCGCATGGTCGTCATGGAGATCCCAACATGGGAAAATGGAGTACTGGTACAAAAAAGAATTCCGGTCCCCCTCCAGTCCCTCACTACTGGCCAGAGCCTACGGGTGGATACGCTCGAGGTTGAGATGTCAGTGGAGATCTCTGGTCTCACTGCGGACAAGAAAAAAGGTCAGCTGATGGTACGACCCTGCGCCACCAAGCCGTCGTGGTTCAAAAAGGAGAGCAATGCTGCTAAACTGAAGTTGGTTTTCAAGGGCAGCGAACCACCTGAAGGTTATGCAAGAATCGACGACCAGCTCATCAAACTGCTTCCGTAGGAGATCATCATGGCAGATGGGAATGATTCTAAAAGTTTAGATGCCGACTACCTTGCGGCATTGCGAGATACAGACTTTTACAAAGACGCTTTTCAGCGAGCCTACCAAGAGCCTGAGTCAGCCATGACGGAACTGTATCGATATACAGGCAAGTTTGGACCTTACAGTTCTCGCTTGAATATAGCAATACCGCAATCATCGGAAGCACCAAACGAACAAAACTATAGTAAAGCTGCCCAGCAGTTGCGTCAGGCTATTAGCGCATCTCCACCTGAAATAAACGACCCAAGACGTGTTCCTAAGGACGCAACTGGTCTAAGAGGTTCGCGGCCTGGGGACGCGGCAAGAACGCACGCAGTTTTTTCACTCGCCTTGACTGAAGCCTTAGAATCACATGAACAACAAGGCAAGAGGTTCGATAAAGCTTTTATGCTCAGAGAAACTCGAGAGGGGGCACCTAAATCTACGAGGTCTATGGGAAAAACAGTCGAACCCATGGAGCGTTTTCCCACAAGAGCGTATGGTATTATTCCGGGGCTTGGACGAGACAGTCCAATTCCAATCGAAGACAAAACAGCTGACCAAACACTCATGGAAAACATGAGGAAAAAATAGGAGCTCACCATGGCAGATTCCGGCCTCGTACAAATGTCATCGCAGTTCGGTGGCCTTCCAATGGAGCAACTCATTGGTGGTCCCCTCAAGGCTGCGTGTAACGCTCAGACCCTGCTCGCTAAGGCATCCAGCGACTTCATCAAGGACGTTGGTCTCAACGACGATGGCAAGGGCAACCTGTCAGCTCGTACCGTCGACTTCGGCTTCAACAAGCCAGTCCAAGATGCTGCTGGCAACACGAAGATGGAGAAGGTGGACCTCCAGGTACCCCTGCTCGCCATCATCAACACCCCAGCTCTCTCAGTAAAGGAAGCCGAGGTCCGGTTCACGATGGAGGTCAAGTCCTCCACCTCGAGCAAGACCACCTCCGACAGCAAGGCTGACCTTACAGCCAAGGCCAAGTACAACGCTGGTCTGTTCTCTTGCGAGGTCACTGTGCATGGCTCTGTGGCTAACCACAGCGAGAACAGCCGTAGCAGCGACAACAGTGCCAAGTATGACGTCAAGGTCGTCGCCCGTGATGACGGGCCACCAGAAGGCCTCATGAAGGTGCTTGACATGCTGAACGACGCCATCGCTCCTACTCAGGGCGTGGCTGCAGCTCCAGCTGGCAAGTAACGTCCCCCTGACCCCCCCACCCACATCGTCTGTTCCCATCTCGGGACGTGAGCATGGGCGATTCCTACCGGGTGGGGGGGTCAGGCCATTTTATTCAGGCTTTAATACACACAAGGGTGGTGGTAAAGATTTGGTTTCATCAGATAGGCTGATGTCACCAATTAATCCCGTGGATTAAACCTGGCCCCACTTGAGTGTCACGACTCAAGTGGGGTATTCTTTGGCCATGGCACGATGTGGACGATGCGGATTCTTCAAGTCCTACGAGGGTGCTAGCAAACAGGCAGGCGTCTGTTTAATGTTCCGGGGTCTCCAGCTGCCTGAAGACGCTCTGTGGGAGCATCGGAAGTGCCCTGAGTACACTCAGAAGATTCCTGATTGGACTCCTGAGCAGCACTTCGACTTCGAAGTAAAGCGACATGATGTTCAGCGCAGTTGGCGTGCCAGTAAACGAGCTCTGTTCTTTTCTTGTTCCGCATTGGTCGTTTCAATCCTGACGCTACTGAGTGGGCTGATCTAGGTCTTCTCAACGATCTCGAACAGCTCGTCGACACGTTTCTTCATGCGCTTCATCTGACGCTCGACATCGTCTCCGTCAAAGTCAGCAGAAATGGTAGAAGTCTTCTTCTCAATGCCTGCAAGCTTCGACTTGAGACCGTCGATTTCTGCCTGCATGGCCGCAGACTTGACCGCACAAGGGGGAGGCTGCTCGCCCTCAAGACCTTGGTTCTGGGACTCAATCTCCAGCTTCTTCATCTCCCGCTCGTGCTTCTGCTCAGCCCAGTCACGGTACAGCTTGAACGCCTTTGAGCCACCAGCTACGGCCATGCCAGCCAAGGCAACGGCCACTACGGGTGCATGCTCACCACCAATCGCTTGAGCTGCATCAGCCGCTGCCGTGATGTCTGAGGCTACACCGAGCGTTTCTGAAAGCTCTGGGGGTTCTGGTCCCACGTCCAAGTTGGCGATGTCGACAGGCTGAGGAGTTGTGACTGGTGCAGGCGTTTCTGTTGATGGCATGACTGTGGTTCCTTACTTGTCGCGATCTAAAATGCGGTCCAACTTAGACACGATCTCGTTGTGTACTTTTGTGCGCGTAATCAAGAAGTCTTTGGACTGACTGTCGTTATTGTGCCGGTACTCTTGAATTACACGGTCATATCTTTCACGCATGGCTTCAGATCGGTCGCCATACTCTTTACGAATCTCGTCGATCTGCTCTTGGAATCCCTCTACGAGTTTGTCCAGGCGTTTCTGCATCGTCATGAACTGGTAGACCAAGAACGCTGCGAAGATACCGAGGTGACCATCGGCCAACAAGGAATCAACCAAGGCTTCCATCAGACCACTCGTTTGGCTTCTTCAGGCACCAAGGTGTAGCTGAATGAGTTGCCCCACTTGTCTCGAGCCTTGTAGCAGATGTCCATGAACTCAGCGAAGTCATCTGCGTTCGCGAAGACTTGGCATCCAGCTGACCATCGGTCTACTTGCGTCGAGTGTGACCCGGCTTTGTGAATGTTGATGCCATAGTAGCCTTCAGTAATAGACTCCACATCACAATCAATGATGTCGTCTTTATTGCTGTCACGATAAGTCTTGACCTTACCGTTCCTCTGGCAGAGCGCGTCATACTTCCCTTGGTGCTTGTCGATCTTCCACACACCTCGATACTGACCCGGAACCAAAATGGCTGTGCCATTCACGTTGGTGGGGTTCTCCAACCAGTAGTTACCAGGCTCAGTTGTGCAGGCCCATGACTTGTGTACCCACACATCGTCTTCGTCCTTGAAGACGCAGTGAATGACATCGTCAAAGCTGTTGGCCGTGTGGTCTGTGGACCGCACGCCGATGATGTTGACGTTGTAGGCCCCAGACTCAAAGACCTTGTAGCCGAGGGACTCAGCGTAATCGAGAATCTCAGGCCGCATATCAGTTACCGCTGCTACAGTTGGCGTTTGTGGCTTGGCAGATCTGTGCGATATTGACTGCCTGATGTTGCTGATTCTCAAGCATCTTAGAAACAATGTCTTCCATCTTATCCAGACGCTTCTCAACACCCTCAATCTTGACATCGACTACCTCTTGATGGGTAAGAGTGGTCGCCTTCTTGCTCTCAAGAACGGTGACTCGCTTATCGAGGTCCTCTACATCTTGAGCCGCAGACTCAAGTGAAGCGAACGATACACCCGCTGCGAAGATGACGGTGAGTACAGGGACTGCAATATCTTTGATTTCCACCACATACTCCTCTACGGTTTGACGTTCTCAGGACAACTATATGACCCAATAAGTTGGTCGGTCAACTTAGACGGCTCGCATCGTTGCTTATCTGTTTCACCTGTTCGAATACAGAGCGCCCACATGCATTGCAGAGACATGGGATCCCCCCCAACCTCTTTGATGCATGGGGGAGGCAATTCCGTCAACTTGTTGGCAATCGCACTTTCGCGCTGAGCTTCTTCAACTGCAACTTGTTGTACCTTGGCCACCAGCTCTTGATTACCACTGTTGAGCTCAGCAATGGCCTCAGTTTGCGCCTCAATCGCTTCTGCACCGGCATCAGGCTTCAGACCCCACCCAGCACCGAAACCGACGCTCAGGGACGCTACAACAGCAATAACGGTCAGTGTGACGGGTTCCATGTTCAACATTCCTCACTCGCTATGCACAAAGTATTTTGACGATGACTGCAGACGTTGCATTCGCCGATGTTCCAGCTGCAGCACCTGTGGTCACCCAGTACGACAATCCAGTCGACAAGGCCAAGCCTGCAGGAAACGAGTAGCACATCTTAGTAAACGCCGGAGCAATGAAGCTGTGGTCGGGTGTCCCAGCTCCGTTCGCAGTAGACACCGATGGCTGAAAGTCGGTGTTGTCCCGAATCTTCAGGTACACCGTGGATGAGTTGGCCTCATTGTCGATTTCAATCAAGTAGATTGTCCCACTGCCCGTGAGTGCGTTTTTCTGATCTGCAATGTCATTGTCATGACCCTTTGCATTTCGGTTGAGAACGTACTTGCCACCGAGCTCGGTCAATGCAGATGTTGTTACGGAAGCCATCAGCCCACCAAGAACCTGACATTGACACCAGCTGCAGGAGCGGTGTTGTCTTGGGGATTAGAGTTCGCAGTCACAGCAAAACTCAAGTACGTGTATGGAAGTCCATCCGGAATCTCAATCATCGTCGTCGAGGTAGCAGGGATTTTGAAAACCATGTCTGCCACCGTGGTAGACATGGTCACAGACTCTGCGTCAAACAGCTTTAGCGACGCTGCGTTGTTGCTGTTGACGAAGTGGATAGCGTAGATGGAGCCAGGACCAGAGGTTGTGTTGACAATTGCAGTCTCATCGCACGCCGTCTCTTGGACAATCTCGTACTTGAATGCGTCTTCAAACTTGGTCTTGGACAGTGCCATCTACTATTCCATGCCCTTCACTTTTACAGATGAATCATCTACATCGATGGGCTGAACTGGGTTGGGGCGAGCCTTGGGCTTCACCTTTGGTCCGGCAGGAATATCGACGGACATTGAGTCCTTAGGCTTCTTGGCCTTGATGTCGATGGTCCCGAACCTAAGCACCACAGCCTTTTGAGCTGAAGTCAGGTTCTTGCCCTCTCCCGCGTTGATTTCATCCAACTTTCGTGCGTCTTCTTCAGACATATCTTCAGTCATACCGAACATAATGAGCTCCTTACTCTGCGCTTGCAGCCACAGCCTTCTTCTCAGCTGCGTCTACGTAACCTTGACCCAGAATGTACGAGACGCACACGCCGGCAGAAAGCTTGAGTGCTTCGCCCAAACCGATGTCTTCGCTCACGAACGCAAGCACTGGGGGAAGCAGAGCTCCGATGAATGCTGCCCAGAACTTTCTCGAGGCCAGCTTGGCTTTCAATGTTTCCATGATCTCTCCTAGATGAAAAGGAATTTGGCTACCAATGCGTTGGCAGCTGTAGTTGGCGCTTGAGTAGAGCCGTTTGCTTTTGTAGATGTCCCAAAGTAACGCAGGCCGCCAGCTAAAGCGTTTCCTTCAGAGCAGACATACTCTATTTTTTCACCGGCGGGCACCGGGAACACATAGTCTGGGTTGTTGCTATCTGGCGCCCCCGATGTACCGTCATACACCTTGATGTATGAAGTGCTTGTGGTGATAACTCCACTTGAGCCGTCACCAATCAGGTAGTACCAAGTCGTTGATCCAGAATTAGCCTGAACAGGATTTGCGTCATCGACGGCACTGTCGGTCACTATTGTGTCAGCAAGAGCTGCCGGTACTGTTCCAGTAGTTACTGCCATGTGAGCTCCCTATGAGGTAACCAAAGTAGTAACTAGACCGTTACCACTGTTCAGGGTTGGAGACGTAGTGTTGTTGTCCGTTGGATTGGTCACGGCCCAAAAGCTGAGTTTGGTAAATGACAGCCCAGCAGGGATGTGCCAGCGTTTGGATTCTGCAGCATTCACACGAATCATCAGCTCGGGAATAGTGGTTCCAGGCGTCACGACATCATCATCCAGTGTGGCTTTGAAATAAGCGTTCGAAGATGAGTTGTTGACCAAAGAAATCTCATACAGCTTCCCAGACTCGGACGTCACATCTACGTTTGCGGTAGCGTTCGTAATGGTCTGCTTGATGATTTTGTATGTGAGAACTGTGTTGTCAAACTGAGCTGAAGACAGAGCCATGACTTTTCCTTAAGTGATTAGCCGCTTGCCAGCAGTACGGTTCCGAGAGCGAGCACAGCCAGTCGTCGCCAAGAGATGCGCTTCTGTGAACAAAAAAGTTGGTCGATGAAATCCTTCATTATTTCTCCCTATAGAGGCAAGTATACGTTGGGGGCGCAATCTAGCATGTCCTTGCCGCCCATGTTTTGCTCAGAAGCACTAAAGTTTACGCCGTTATCGGTGCTAAAAAACATGTCTCCAGTGAAACAAGCCACGCACCACGTTCCAGATCCGTCTGTTGATATAGCCGACAAAGTTCCGTGAGTAGTTCCACTGATGAAGTCCACACCATTTTCAACTACGGTTATGGTTTTACCATTAATATCAATTATTGATTTAAGCTGGCCGCCTACAGCTATGACGCGACCACCAGCGGCGGCAACGCGAGTATCAAATTGGAAACATGCCCCACCATGATTACTAATAGTAGTTTCAGTTGACCAGTCAGTTAAATCTGATGCCGCCGCAGTAAAACACTCTCCACCATTGACTCCAGCAAAAAGCGTAGAGTTGGTATACGCTAAAACTCTAATATCACCAGGATCTGCATTGCTTGAATCGAGTAGTGTGTGAAGCAGGCTCCAAGATGAACCATCATTAGTACTTTGGTAAATTCTATTTTGCTGCGCGAACCACCAAGTTCCAGTACCATTAGATGCCAAAGCATAAGCACGTTCACTGTTAATCCCACTAGCGCCACTAACATCAACGTGACTCCAGTCCTTACCATTGGTTGATCTGAAAACATCAGGTCCACCCATCTTGCCGACCGCGATCCAAACATCATTACCCCACTGAACTTGGTCTCTTCGTCCAGTTAAGCCTCCACCACCACTCAATGAATTTACACCAGTCCATGGACCCGAACTCGGGATACCTTCTTTGTATGACAACTCGCATGAGTCATCCGCATACGTACCAACCCATATTTCATCGCCATTTTCATCTTTACCGTATGCAACAGAAATATGATCGATACTACTAGATGGGTTTGGACTGCTACCACCCTGGAATGAGTCATAGTCAGTCCAATCATTTCCTGCTTTAAGATCGGCATCGGTAATGTAGCCAACTCTTCTGTCGTCACCTACAGCAAACCAATATGTTGCGCCTGAAGAAGGCTTAGTCGCGCCGTCACACTTTACGATACTACCAACCGCTACACCGTCAATCTTAATAATGTCTGCTGCGGCAACACCATTATATTTAGTGTAGTCAGCCATTATAGCTCAACGTGGTTGTTAGATGGGTTGAAGTAAATAAGTACGTCACCACCGTCGTCATCAAGCGCGTGACCTACGATTCTTACGAAGTCACCCCCACCGGAAGGTGCGGTAAAGTCAAGGTGTCCAGCCGTCGTGCTGACATAAATAGGAAGCCCATCTACAGCACCAGATCCGGGAACATTTAGAATCTCGGTCGATGGGATACGAATAAAACCCTCCATCAAGCAGCCTGCGGTTCTTGCGTTCCCGAGACCAATACCAAGCATCTGCGTTGCACCAGTAGCAACAGCGTCAGCATCTGTTTGATCCCACGTCCCATCAGTATGCAAGAAGTAAAGCTGACCAACAGTCAGGGTATCATCGGCCCCTGGGCTATAGCGAAGAACGCGACCACCGCCTTCCCCATCTGCAAGTTGGTTCTCAAAAGTAACTAAGTTGTAGTCATGAATGACATTCAGAGAAACTTTGGGCGCTGTGTCTCGAACACCAAGAGCACCTGAAACGCTTGTCTTTGATGTAGTTACGTTACCGATAATGACGTTGACTTCATCCTCAGCGCTTCCATCTTCGATTACGAGGCCGTTCTGAAACTCCCCATCGTGAGTGGCTACACCGAGCATCAGCCGGCCACCCTCGGCACCGTTTGATGCGTCGGCTACTTCAGCCCTGACCTTCGCGAAAAGAATATTGTCTTGGTTGTCATCGTCTCCGAAGAACTCAATCTCACCACAACCATCTGCATCAGCACCAGCAGCGCCCTTGTCTTTTACAAACCGGAGGACTGCGGCAGTAGAGTCATTGACTGTGTTCTTGATAACGACATCGCCATCGGGCTCAAGATTGATGTCTGCATTCGCGCCGTCATCGTCGGTAGTCGTGATGGTCAGGGCACCATTCGCACCAGTAGCGATTGTGCAGAAGTCTCCAGTGTCGGCTGAACTGAGCATCTTGATGTCGGGACCACCGTCATCAATCTTCATGAACACGCCTTGGTTGAAGTCTGCGCCTGTTGCAGTCAAGTCCAAGGCTCTGGTCGTAGTGTTTCCTGGCCCACTACCAGTCGCAGTGATTTCAATGCCTTTAACCAGCGTTGTACCCGCCGCTGACGCATGTTGAAGCGTCGGAGTCAACTTGGCGCCAACCATCTCGTTTGTGCCGTTGGTGGCTGTAGTGTTGTCCATGTCGACATTGATGCCAATCATCGTATTGTCAGACGTACTTGCGCCCGTCTTGTCAAAGTCTATGTCGAGTCCGATAGTGCTAGAGGCATCGGTAACGCTGAAGTTTTGATCGAGCGTCACTCCAGTAGCAGCAGTAACGGTGCTAGTCACAACCCCGGTGTTCACCACACCAGCGAAAGTCGAAGACAAATCGTCGCTAATCGTCAAGGCTGTAGCGAGAGAGTTCAAGCTGCTGCCGGAGGATCCAGCGTTCGCGGTCTTGAAGACGATGTCGCCACCGGCACCGCTACCCTTACCTTGGCCACCAGAGATGGTAACCGAGCCACCAGCTTGGTTATTGCTTGTGCCCGCAGTAGGCGCTCCGCCAGAAATATTAAGCGTAGCACCTGCTGCATCATGGGCTGTAGCCCCCACAGCAAGCGTAGAGTTTGTGGCTCCGTAAGTGATGTCGCCGCCTGTGACGGTAAGGTCGGTACCAACAGTAACGGCAGCGTTAAACAGAGCCGCACCAGCTTCTGACATATCGAGAGTCAGTGCGGTAATGTCACTGGTATCGTCGGTGCCCTTGAAAATAATGTCAGCATCGCCTGCTTGGGCATCAAGGGTAATGTTGCCGCTCGATGTGGCGATAGTAACTGCGGCGTCACCCGTGCTGATGTCATCTGCGGCAGTACCACCACCACCACCGGCAATCGATGTACCAGACGTAATCTGGATGTCGTTTCCAGCATCCGTGGTGAAGTACAGTTCACACGGAGTCTGATTGTCGACCCAGAGTTGACCCTTGCCGGCTTCGTCTGCCTGAGCGTCTGCACGCTCTTGTATGAATACGGTACCCGATGCGTCTACATCAGTACCGCTAACTTTCTGACCGCGACCTGTGAATGACCCGTTGAAGGTTGGCATGTGAGCTCCTTATGTGTGGTCGTGCCAGTGCAATCGAGCCTTGGACACCTTGCATGCTTCGGAAGGCTTAATCCACACGTAGCACTTACCCGTTGCAGTCTGACCCGATGGTGCAGTCACGAACAACTTGTCGAGTGAAATGACGCAGTGAACGGTGTTTGATGAGCCACCTTCAGTGACCGATACGCTAGTCACCTTGGAGGTCAATGGGTCGTCGCCGGTCGAGTCCCAAGTCATGTAGACTTCGATTGTGCCCGTGCCTGCGTACTCAGTCAGTACGAGGTCCAGCTGAGATAACGAGCAAGCACCAGGCATCGCACGAGACCGAGCATCACTGGGTGTACCAGTCGTCTGCTCTGCAAGCAACGTGGATGTGAACGCACTTGTCGACGTGATGTTGGTCACTGCCGTGTTTGTAATGAAGCCAGCTCTTGGCATCTGAGCCTCCAAAGAAAGGTTGAGTGAGGGGGCCGAAGCCCCCTCGAATCAATGACTCAGAATCAAGTGGACGGGTTGACGATGTCTACCACGAAGATTTCCGAGTTGGCCTCGTTGTCGGCGTGAGCGACACTCCAATCACCTGTGACGGCAAGACGCAGAGCAGATGTCGTATCTACAGCAAAGCTCGCCTTGTAGTTCCACTTAGGAGCAGTACCTGAAGCGTCTGGGTCTTGGAAGCTAGCCATGGCAACGGCGGTTCCACTGGAGCCAGAGGTGCGGATCTGAATCATTCCGTGCCAGCAGTAAATATCAGCGTCTGCGACATCTACGGCTGCTGATGAAAACACCTCAGTGTTGCTGCGGTCGGTGGTGCTTGTGCCGAGGCGAATGAGAGTCTTCAGCGTATCTGTACTGTTGTTGTCCTCGACAATTCCAGCAGCGTAGAAGCGAATCGTAGAGCCAGCAACCAAGGTGTTTGCTGGGATAGTGAAGACGGACAAAGTGCCTTCGTCAGTGCTGTTCTCGTGAGAGGTTCCAGCAGCGACTTGAGCGTTTGCTTGACCACCAACGTGCATCTTGGCTCCACCACCAGCTCCGTGGTCGACCATCATTGCGATACCGTGTGTAAGGGCGCGACCGCCCGAAAGTGCAGGGATTTGGGACATGATTTACTCCATATAGGGAAAGGGAAGGTTGCGGGAAAATGGTATCACGATTTGGGAGATATTCGTACTAAAACTCGCCTGGGTCAAACTGACGCTGTTGAGCTCGTTGCTCGAATGGGTCTTGGCTTTGAGGGAATCTCTTCCTGTATTCTCTACGTAAGTCTTTGAGGGCTCTTTCGCGAGCAAACTGTACATTCGGTACTAAGGTGGTACGAACTCCACCAATACCTAGAATATGATCGAGTGGTGTGAGGCCAACCTTAGGGCTCATGGTGTCGCCGTCGATGAACTCCCACTCACGGTCTTTCTCATCAGCTAGTCCAAGTTCTTCAGCTTCAAGTCGGGCAGTACGGAGCATATCGGTGATCGCCTCTACGATTCCCAAATTTGCTTGGTCTACTTGTGTAATGATGCTCATGGAGCGACCAGTACCAGGTATTTGAAGCAAATTGCGATAGGCCCACCAAAGCTTACCGTTCTTGGCGTTGTAGAACTGCCTGTAAGAGTCGTCGTGTGAAGTTCTCAATCTGTCGTTTCTGTTGCTTTCTCTCTCCACTTCCAACAACAGTCCGAGCTGACCACCCGTTACGGCCAAGTCCCACTCCATAAGCCACGCAGGTATCTTGTTGTAGCGGTCTACCTCACCACCATAGAACGGGTCTACGCCAAGAGCAAACACCGCAGGCGCCTGATACCAAGGGGTAACTTTGCTAAACAACATTCGAGCGGCGTCAGCATTTCCACGCACTGCGTCATACGTGTCAATCATTAGATTCATTGAATCCATGATTGGAGTGTTAGGCAGTACGTACATACGAGCACTGTTGACGTGCTTGTTGATAATCGGTTTTGCCGTAGCAACTCCTAATCGTGCTTGAATGTACTCAGGCAAAACAACTTGTGACTCGTCATCTAAGTTTGCTCGATGCAAGCCATTTGTCAGTCGGAGCTGGTTCGTGACTCGAGACGGGTCAGTAAGGAGAGCATCGAAGAACAGGTCCATGTTTTTACGCATGTAGCTGTAAAACATGATGGTGTTACGCATGATGCGTTGCTCGAAATCGGTAAGCGCACTGTAGTCAAATGCAGCTCGTCTTGCGAGGCCAGCTGCTTGACCAGGAGACACACCGTCGTTCAAGCCATCTACAAAAATCGACACACGATAGAAGTTGTCGAGTGCTGTAGCGACTTCCGCCAACTGATCATTCCAAGCAGTAGCAAACCGTTTGGCTTTCTGAAGCTTGGTAGGATTTTGCTTAAGGTAAAGCTTGATATCTTCGGCCATGGACCGCTGCGTTTCGGCCTGAATGAAACTTGAGTTCAACCGATAAGCAATAGCCATGTCTGCAATCTGGTCGGCGTTGTAGATCATGCCGTTCTTGGCGACCAAAATCTTGTTTCCAAACGGCCTGTGTGTGCCTTCCCCAAACATCCGTGCAACGACTGCACCAACCATCTTTGGATTCTTGGTCAACATCGAGAAACCCTTCACTGGGTTCACAGCGGTGACGAGCTGTAGTGCGCCACCCATAAAGTTTGCTGTGTAGTAAGCAGGGTTAGGTATGAACAGACCAGTTGTCACACCACGCTTGATGTTTGTGAATGTAATCGGAAATATTTCAGCCAAAGCAGTGATGGCATTGGCTACTCTGCTGTAGTTTTTCACTGTGGTGGTTTTTTCACCGGGTACGAACGGAGCTCCTACGTCGGCAACTCTCAGGCGCTCAGCAGCCTCGCTTCCAAAAGCCTTACCGACCGATGCAGCTCTCAGGAGTGCTTGATCAATCTCGTCTTTGATACCCTTAGGCCCGTATGTGACGCTGCCATCTGGAAAAACTATAGTGTCTAGTTCCTGACCATTAGTCAGAGTGCGTACACCGAATCGGACAAGAGCTTCTTCAGCAGCAAGTTGAGCATCAAGATCATGGAAGTTGCCTGTGACTTCATCACCCTTCTCTTCGAAAGCTGCGAATCGATACTTCACATCTTGACTGCCTGTGGGCACGCGAGGCTTCCGGATGCGTTCGGGTGCGTCTGCTGTAGCCTCGACCACCTCTGTAATGTCGTTAGCCTTGAAGATTTGGTCCATGTAGGCTCTGACCCGATCATAAAACGCATGACTGCGCTCAATCGAGACCTCAGCTCCGGTTGGTGACACAATCTTTTTCGGCATCCGGTAGTTCACGTTTGCACCAGGCATGCCGTGCTGGACCATCACATCGTACAAGCCCAACAACTTGTCCTCTGCCATGAGTCGAACAGTCATTTCAAGAAACGCTTGAGCTGGACTAAACTTGCCGATCTTGTCTACGTCCAAGCCCAAATCGGCACCTTGGCTTTGTACGAAATCGTACAACTGCTGCCAACCTTTACCGCCCTGATGAAACAACCTGTACGCATGAGCGAGTTGAACAGTGTCCACGTTCTTTGCGGCGTCTCTTGTTTCTCCACTCATTGCCGTCAGTATGGTTTGACCTCGGTTTCGGACGTACTTAGCTCGGCGCTCGAGTTCTTCTTGAATTGTGAAGAGCGAATCTGCAATAGAGATTCGTTCAACGTCATCCAACTTAGCCACCGCAGCAGCTGTAAGTCCTTCATCCGTCGAGTACCTTTCAAGCAGCGTAAGTGCTGTGTTTATTTCTTCCGGCAAACCGTGGAAGCTACCACTTGAGCAAAGGTCTTGAAGTAGTGCCCGAGTCGAAGATTTGGTGAGGTACTGCAGTCGACTTTCACCTTCAATAATTGGAGAAGGCAACTTTTTTCCAGAGCTCAAACCCTCGATAAACTGATCTGGAGTCATCACATCTTCCGATGCAATGATTTCTGCCTGTGACGGCTTCAGTTGTTGTGGAGCAACGTCTACGCCCTTGGCTTGCTCAGATGCCGCAAACTCGGCATCTATTCTTGCAATCTCAGCCGTAGTAAATTCGTTGAATATAGACAAGAGTCCTTGCTTGCCTATGTATTCGCCCTTGTCGGTGAAAAGTTCGACGTTACCAAGCAGAATCTCAACTTGGTCTGGCGTCATCATCATGTCGCCTTCAAGTTGATTCCGAAGTGAATCGAAAATCTGCTCGATAGTTGCGTCGGGTTTTTGTCGACGAGCATCTCTAGCGATCTTGATTACGTCACTACGCACATTCTCCAGCTTAGTGAGCTCTCTCCTAAGCAGTTCCTTTAGTTCTGGTCGCACAGCAGAGAGCGGGTCGTCCAGTTTGAACATCCTCTCGACTCCGGTCACGAACTTATTCAGCGGAGGTATCGGGCCGGATATTTTAGCAATAGGACCAGACCTAAATGCACCGAGCAATGAGTACGCGAGAGACTTAGAAATAGCCTCCGTATAGACCGTTCGACGAGCAAAAGCCCCAGCCTCAACATCTTGCATCAGTTCAACTACACGGTTGTAGTTTTCAAACGAGATTGAATCTAGCTTGGCGCCTGGACCGACGAGCTCTTGCGGCATTCGAGTCGCAACAAATGGCTCCGATGCTAATCTCTGTATGAATACCTTGAAGCTCGCCTGTTGAGTCTCGTTCAGACTGATGGTGTTTGATTTAGCATCGGCTATACCTTTAAGCTTTTTCGCATCGAGGTAGGTAATACCAGAGATCTTACTGCGATTTGAGATGCCGAGCACAGATGCCAAACGTGCGTTGACGCTCCTTCTAATGCTCTTGGCCTTCTCTCTTGTCACAAAGGTAGCAGATGTCAGATTCACCAAATCCATGCCACGAAGAGCCTTGGATGCCTCTTCTTTCTTCATGGTCTCAGCGACCACGTACCCAATAGCTCGAGCGTATACGTCTACGGCATCGACTTCTTGCATGTCGTCGGTGATACCAAGAGCCTGTTTTACGTACTCCGGCTGCGCGTCAACATCTGCGAAAACACGCTTACGACCTGTTTTGGCTCTTCGCCCCTCACTGATACGAGCTGAGAGGTCTCCACTGACACGAACCATGGTGCCCGGACGATTGGGCCTACCCACATTTCGGTTGATAATGTCAGGCCGGAAGAAACGGTCCGGCTTCAACAACTCGTTTAGGTTTGCTCTCTTCGTAATAGACGGAATGATTGCGGCCTTTGCCCCGTCACCCATTCTCGCGTACACCGATGTAAGGTTGGCCAACAGCTCACGCATAGAGACGGTGTCTGCACCCAGACGACCACTGCCCTCAATAAGCGTTCTTAATCTTCGCTCGAATATTGTCTTACCTGCCTCGTTGAGCGTATTTGACGGCATCTTGTTCGGCTGTATTTCTCGTGGCTTAGTATTACCGATCTTGTTTTTGATGAACTCCGCTGTCCATCGTTTGCCCATCAAATCAACCAAAAGCTCCAGATCATTGTCCAGCAATCTTGTCATCGAGAGCGTGTCTTCGTCGGCAAAGATATCGATCAGCTGCTTGACGCTGTTCATCGATATTTCATCGGCGGCATTTTTACTGAGCGTGGTCTTAATTTTAAACGCTGGCGGTCCATCAGAGCCGTCATCGAGCTTTGTCGCAACTCGTTCAATGGTCGTTGCTTCGAAGTAGCTCTCCGGGTCTTTTATCTTCTTGTACATTGTCTCAACACCCGAGGTGTTGTGAGCTCGTGTCTCCATCATGGCAAGCAGCGTGACCTTCTCTTCAGGGGTCATGTCGCCATCTTCTACAAGCTTGTCGAGTTGATCTCGTACTTTTTTGTAGGGCTTTGAGTTGCGAAGTTCTAAAGTGTCTTCGTCTGCACCCATAGCCGAAAATGCACGTAGATTTTTGGTGTACTCGTCTGCATTAGATGCAGCGAGCTTTCCAAGTTGATCTCTAATGTCCTCGTATCGAATGCCTGCTGCGGCAAGGACACGCTTGGTCTGTTGGTCAACCTCAAACGGTATGGCGCCTGGTCGATACTCAGGAGTACCCGGTTTACCAGAAGGAAATAGTCCTATGCCCTCTTCAGTCTCAATGACATGACGAACAGCAGACTCTGTTACGTCAGCTGCAGTCTCAAATACGTCCGGTGAATAACCATCCTTGATGGCTTCGGACGCATCGTCGAAGGTCTTTCCTGCCTGCATCTGATCAAAGATTTGGTCTGCAAACTTACGTTCCGTGTAGGTCAAGGGTCGGAAGTCAGTCGCAACGTCATCAACCGCAACTTCGACATCTACATCCTGAGCTGCACGAAACGCATCGTCTTGGTCCAACAAGCTTTTGAGTGCCGGGGCATCAATTTCATCAGGCAGTCGCCTTCGAATATTGTCTGCAGCCAAAGACGCTCGCTCAAAAGTCTTGTAAATACGGTTGTACATGGCAGGAGAGAACCCCGCCAAGAACGCACGTCCACGATACCCCGACACGTTTAGCTTGCGTGTCAGTGATGCTCCACGAGCTGCAGCTTTGGTTGTGTGTGCCACTGGTGCGAGATGCAGCTTTTCCCAAGGCACCAAGAAGTCCAGAGCGCCACCAATAAAAAGCTTGGTGTGAAACTCTGGTGTGCCTCGTTCAAATCCGTCCTTTCTCGCCTCGTTCGTCAAGTGTGTAGTGAATCCAACATTGCCAGTCTCAATATTAGCAAGCGTTCGTGACAACCACGTAGAGTCCATGTCTCGCATGCCGTAGTTGAAATAGAAGTCTCTTGATGCTGGGGTGACGTTGAGTATATTACCGACGCCGAGACCAGGGAGAATAGAGAGTTCCTCTGGCAATCCCACTGCTTTGAGTTTTTGTTTGACCGCATCCTCTGTGAGTCCAAATGTGCCGTCAATCTCTGCGACTCCTTCGGTGAAGACACCCAGCATGCGGAGCGCCTTGCCCAAGGTGTTTTCCATCACCTTGATTTCATCGCCGACCTGTTCGGCACTGAACAAGGTCGACTCGATGCCCTTTTCAAGAACCCGCGCAGCTCTTCCTGCATCACCCTTAGCTTCAATCACCCGCTTGGCAGTTTCGATAGACTGCCGCACCAAGGGGACCGTCGAACGCACTGAACCGGCCCATACCTCTTCTGGTAGTGCTCCGAACGACACATCATTCAACGCTTTCTGGATGACCTTATCAGAGGCGCCTTCCTGAACAAGAAGTGCAGCACCCCTGAGTTGATCGTTGTTGGACAATGTGAAGCGGTCGTTGTTGGCGTTCACCGATTTTTTGAACAGGTCTACAGACGGTTTTGCGACTTGAAAGCCGGACGGCAAATCGTCAAACGACTGCTGCATCAATGTAGAACCTATTTCGTCGCCGAGCTGGTCCTCAATTTGCTTGTCGTTCAATCCCTTTTCATGAGCGAGCTCAACAGTCTCGACGATTCTCTCGAAGTTTTCAGTGGGAAGTGCAAGCTTGGTTTCTTTGAGGTACGCCTCTCGCTCATCTTCGTCTAGAAACACGTTGGCGAACATCCCAGGTATGTTGATTTTGATTGCAGCTCGTTCAATCAACTCAGGAATGTTTTTGATGCCAAATGGAATGTATGCGTCATCGAAGAACGAAACATCATCGTCGACACCGTCTTGTCGGTCACGTCCCCAGAAAGACTGACGATCAATACCGATACCTGACTTCTTAGCCTCTTCGATGGTCATCGGTTCACTGCCTTCCCAGACCTTGCCGAGAACAGCCATCGCGCCTTCTTCTTGAACCATTTCTCTGATTTCAAGCTCGGCGTTTCGATTCTCCTCCATTCGCATGTCGAACGCTTTCTTGGGAGTATCTGCGTCCCTCATGCCGTACAACTTGCGAGAGCCGAACACTCGACCACCAGCTGCTAAGATTCCCTTAGCGTCAGGATCGGTGGGCTTAGGTACTTCGCCAACAAGGTTGTAGATAAGCGCGCTGCGTGCTTGCTCTGAGGCAATTTTTTCAGCCTGCTGTTCTGTCTTGCCCCTGTTTAGCTGACCCTGAAAAATGTGGTCGTACACCTCGAAGAAGTAGTCCTCGATTTCAACGGGTGTTGCAGGGTCAAGGTCCATCTCCCGACCAGGGAGAGGCATATACCCCGACTCGATTTGTTGCTGCTCTACCTCCTCGTCCGTTTGTGGTAGACGCTGCACGTCTGAGCGCAAGGTGCTTGCAAGGTAGTCGTCTACATCAACTTGTTGAGTGTCAGCACCGAAGATGCTTTCTTCATAGGCCTTCAGTTCGGCGTATGGGTCTACATCCGGTAACGTCGATGTTTCGGTTTCTTCTGCCACTACTTTGCCCTATCACCGTCCGGTGTCTGCTGCGTCTGCGAGGGGTTGACCACCACCTC